GCCTGTTAAATTAATTATATCTTCTTCAACAGAAGCTATGAGTTATTTAATAGCTACTGGTAGTTCATATATGTTATCTACTAGTAAAATGACTGGAAGTACAAGTGGTTTATCTTTTAATGATATTCAATCCGTAAAAGTACAACCTTCAAGTAGTGCTGCAAGTATAGAATATTATATTGTAACAACCTAATAAAAAAATATGTCTAATATTCCTATTTGGCCTGGCTCATCATCATTTGCTCAAGTATCAGCATCTTATTATGACTTAAATGTATGGCCACCCCCAACTCCTTTTGGATTTTATGATAGTGATGCTGAATTTAAAACGGATGCTAACAAGGTAGCTAACTTTTGTGCTTTACGTTTAGGATATCCTATTGAAAACGTAGAATTACAAGATATTAACTTTTGGGCTGGGTTTGAAGAAGCAACTACTGTTTATGGAAATGAACTATACGCTTTTCAAACAAGAGATAATTACTTATCTTTAGAAGGAGCTCCTACATCTGTAGATGTTAATGATGATGTTGTTACTCCTACATTTTCTACTATTGTTAGGTTATCACAACAATATGGAGAAGAAGCAGGAGCAGGGGGTAATGTAACTTGGTTTAAAGGTAGATTAAGTTTAATTCCTGGAGTTCAAGATTATGATTTATCTTTATGGGCTGAAGAGCAAGGTATTGTAGGTGGAATTGAAATTAAAAATGTATTTTATCAAGCACCTCCTGCAATTAGTCAATTATATGGTCCTACTTTACTAGCAGGACAAGGTGGTTTAGGAGGTGTTCCTCCTGCTGGTGTTTATGGTTTAAGTTATGGGTATACTAATTACTTAATGATGCCAACAAGTTTTACTATGCAAAATATTCAAGCAATTGAAATGCAAAACCAAGTAACACTTTCAAACTATACATTTAATATTGTAAATAATATAATTTCAGTATTTCCAGTACCAGGAACAGGTGCTTATGGAAATGAAATTGATGGTGGATTAGATTATGGTATTTATTTAATATTTGATTTTATTAAAGTTCAAGATAGAATAGATGCTGCTTTTGCAAATGGTACAAACAAAATTTCTAATACATCAAATGTACCTTATGTAAATCCAACTTACTCTAAAATTAATTCAATTGGTAGAGCTTGGATTTTTGAATACACTTTAGCTAGGGCAAAAGATGCATTAGGATTAGTAAGAAATAAATACTCAACTATTCCTATTCCCGGATCTGAAGTAACTTTAAATGGAGATAATTTAGTAACATCAGCTGCTGCCGAAAAAGAGGCTTTAATAACACGATTAAGAGAATATTTTGATCAAACATCACGTCAAGCATTACTTGAAAGAAGACAAGCAGAATCTGTAGCTCGTGTTGCTGAAATTAACCAAGTACCAATGACTATTTATATAGGATAATATGGCTTTATACGGAGGTGCTCGTGATATATCAATGTTTAGAAGAGTCAACCGAGAGTTGATGGGAAACATTATATCTCAAGAAGTAATATTTTATAAATATAATGTAACTACCACTAAAACTAATATGTACGGAGAATCAGTAGAAGGAAGAAATTTTGCTGATCCTGTTATATTATTTGCTTTAGTAACATTAGGAGACCCAGAATCACCAACAAGTGATTTAGGGGTTGATTACACATGGCCTATAACTTTTAGATTTTTAAAAGATGATTTAATAAGTAAATTCAACTCCGCAAACCAAGGTCAAGGATTTGGACCTTTTCAAGCACAACCTATTCAATATGGAGCTTCAATCCAACCAGCTGTTGGTGATGTTATAAACTACCAAAACGGATATTGGGAAATAGATAATACTTATGATTCTCAATATTTTGTAGGTAAAGATCCTCAATATCCTTATACAGATGCTAATGGTAATAATCCACTAAACGAAGGATTAGATCAATTTGGATATAGTGTAGAAGTAAGATGCGATTGTCACTATGTACCATCTGATAGATTAAACATTATTAATTCAAGAATGTAATGCCAAATGTAAGAAAACCTATACCAAAAACCCAAAAACAATTAGGAATAGAACAAAATGTTCCTACATATTCTCAATATGGAAATCCTAATTCGTTTAATCCAAATCCAACTGAAAATAGAGCATTACAAACTTCATTTAAAGGAGATACTGTAAAACCATTTAGTGTTGGTCTTCAAGATATAGATGAAGCAATTTTTTATTATTTTCAAAACGTAATTCAACCCTCTGTTATTCAAAATGGAGCTAGATTACCTGTTCCTATCATTTACGGCTCTCCAGAAAAGTGGAAATCATATCAAAAAGATGGGTATTATAGGGATCAACAAGGCAAAATACAGGCTCCGTTGATTATGTTTAAACGTAATAATATAGACAAAAATAGACAGATAGCTAACAAATTAGATGCCAATAACCCACAAAACTTTGGAGTATTTGCTAAAAAATATACTCAAAGAAATTCATATGATAATTTTAAAGTATTAAATAACAGAATACCTCAACAAGAATATTATGCTGTTATTATGCCTGATTATTTAACAGTAACATATGAATGTATTGTTTTTACTTATTATGTAGAACAATTAAATAAGATAGTAGAGGCAATGGAATATGCTTCTGATGCTTATTGGGGTAATCCTCAACGTTATCAATTTAAAGCAATGATTGATTCATTTGGTTTTCAAACTGAATTAGCTAATAATGATGAACGTATAGTAAGAAGTACTTTTACTGTAAAAATTAACGGATATATAATCCCAGAAATATTACAAAAAGATATAACAGCAATTAAAAAATTCTCAAATAAAACAAAAATTATATTCAGTATGGAAGCTATAGATAGTCCTGCCTTCTTTGAAGGTAATGTAGTAGGAGATAGAGTAATAACAGAAACAGCTTCTCAAAAAGAAACCAAAAATAGATCAACTGCTATTGGATAATTTGATATTTATATTAGATAACAAACAAGTTTAATGGCTCAAGTAAGATTTTTAGATCAGGTACCGGTTGGTGTATATAATCCTAATGGAGGAAATGGTGGCGCAGGCACTATTGATATTTATCAGGATGGAATATTAGTTAGCTCTAGTGTTCCCTTTATTAATATAAGTGGTTCAGCTGAAGTTACTGGATTTAGCGTAAGTGGTAGTAATACTGGTGTAACTATTTTAATACAAGGTGTAGGATTTCCATTTTCAGGTTCAGCCGTTATCACTGGATCTTTAATTATTTCGGGTTCGAGTCCAACACCAATAATTATACAAACATTACCTGTTCAACCAGGTCCTTATGTTGTTACGTATAATCCTGTTACAGGTGTTATAGGATATATAAATTCTACTTCCGGAACTAGTGGTGTTGCAGGTTCATCTGGAACAGCAGGTATTTCAGGAACAAGTGGAACATCAGGAACAAACGGAACAGCAGGTTCAAGTGGTACATCAGGTATAGCTGGTACAAGTGGAGAATCTAAAACTTCAGGAACCTCAGGTTCATCAGGAACCTCAGGTTCATCAGGTGAAGCTGGTACATCCGGATTAAGCCAAAGTAGTGGAACTTCAGGTTCATCAGGAACTGTAGGTTCAAGCGGAGTAGCAGGTACATCAGGAGCAAGTCAAACTTCAGGTACTTCAGGATCATCTGGTACTGTAGGTAGTTCAGGTGAAGCTGGAACTTCAGGTTTATCACAAACTAGTGGAACAAGTGGTTCTAGTGGTACAGTTGGTTCTTCAGGTGATGCTGGTTCTTCAGGAGCAAGTCAATCAAGTGGTACTTCTGGTTCTTCAGGTACTTCTGGTACTTCAGGAGTTAATGGCCAAAGTGGTTTAAGTTCAACATCAGGAACTTCAGGTTCAAGTGGTTCTTCAGGTTCAAATGGTACTTCAGGTGATGCTGGTGCTTCAGGAGCAAGTCAAACAAGTGGAACTAGTGGTAGTTCAGGCACTTCGGGTACTTCAGGAGTTGCTGGACAATCAGGATTAAGTCAAACATCAGGTTCAAGTGGTTCATCAGGAACCTCAGGAACTTCAGGAAATATAGGAACTTCAGGTTTATCACAAACAAGTGGTACCTCAGGTTCAAGTGGTAGTGCTGGTTCTAGTGGTACTGTAGGTTCAAGTGGAGAAGCTGGTACTTCAGGGGCTTCTACAACAAGTGGAACTTCAGGATCATCTGGTACTGTAGGTAGTTCAGGTGATACAGGCACATCTGGTTTATCCCAAACTAGTGGAACATCAGGTTCTTCTGGTTCAAGTGGTACCTCAGGCACAACAGGTGCTGTAGGTACAAGTGGTGCTAGTCAAACAAGTGGTTCAAGTGGTTCTACAGGTACTTCTGGTACTTCAGGAGTAGCGGGTACAAGCGGTGCTAGTCAAACCAGTGGCACATCAGGTTCTTCAGGTACTTCAGGATCCTCAGGTACTGTAGGTAGTTCAGGTAACGCTGGAACTTCAGGTATTTCACAAACCTCAGGTTCTTCTGGAACATCTGGTTCTTCAGGTTCTAGTGGTACTGTTGGTTCATCAGGTGCTTCAAGTACAAGTGGATTAAGCCAAACAAGTGGTACTTCAGGTTCAAGTGGTACTTCAGGATCATCAGGTACTGTAGGTTCCAGTGGTAATGCAGGTACATCAGGGGCAAGCCAAACTAGTGGATCTAGTGGATCTAGTGGTACATCAGGTAGCTCAGGAACTGTAGGTTCTTCAGGAGCAGCTGGTACTTCAGGGTTAAGTCAAACTTCAGGAACTTCAGGAACTTCAGGTTCATCTGGTTCAAGTGGTACTGTTGGTAGTTCAGGAGTTGCAGGTACAAGTGGTTTAAGCCAAACAAGTGGAACAAGCGGAACCTCAGGTTCCTCAGGTACTTCAGGTACTTCAGGTGTAAATGGTACTTCTGGTTTATCTCAAACTTCTGGAACTTCTGGTTCATCTGGTACTGTAGGTTCTTCTGGAGTAGCAGGTACATCTGGTTCTTCACAAACTAGTGGAACATCAGGAACTAGTGGAACATCAGGTTCGTCAGGAACTGTAGGTTCATCTGGTAATGCAGGAACAAGTGGTTTATCTCAAACTTCAGGAACATCAGGTACTACTGGTTCAAACGGTACTAGTGGTAGTGCTGGTATAGCTGGTCAGTCAGCGTTAAGTTCATCAAGTGGTTCTTCAGGTTCATCGGGTACAATGGGTACTTCGGGTGTAGCAGGTACCTCAGGTGCTAGTCAAACATCAGGTTCTTCAGGTTCATCAGGAACTGTAGGTTCAAGTGGTACTTCTGGTACTTCAGGTGAAAGCCAAACTTCAGGAAGTTCAGGTTCAAGTGGTTCTTCAGGATCAACAGGTACTGTTGGTTCTAGTGGAGCAGCAGGTACAAGTGGTTTATCGCAAACCTCAGGTTCTAGTGGTACTTCAGGTACTTCAGGTTCATCAGGAACCGTAGGTAGTTCAGGAGCAGCAGGAACTTCAGGTGAAAGCCAAACATCAGGTAGTTCTGGTTCTTCAGGTAGTTCAGGTTCAAGCGGTACAAGCGGTACATTAAGTTCAACATCAGGCAGCTCAGGTTCTTCAGGAACTATGGGAACTAGTGGTGTAAATGGTACAAGTGGAGCGTCTAGTACAAGCGGTTCTACAGGTTCATCGGGAACATCAGGAACTTCAGGTAATGATGGTACAAGCGGTATTAGCCGCACATCTGGCACATCAGGTTCATCGGGTTCATCAGGTTCTTCTGGTACTGTAGGTTCAAGTGGTGAAGCAGGTACAAGTGGTTTAAGTCAAACTTCAGGATCTAGTGGTTCATCAGGTTCTAGTGGATCTTCAGGTACAGTAGGTTCATCAGGTGCAGCAGGTACTTCAGGTTTAAGCCAAACTTCAGGAACTTCAGGTTCTAGTGGATCTTCAGGTTCATCAGGTACTGTAGGTTCAAGTGGAGCAGTAGGTACTTCAGGATTAAGTCAAACAAGTGGAACAAGTGGTTCAAGCGGTTCTTC